CCCCTACACAGGATATCCCCCAACCGACTATCCTCCCTACAGAGGAAGAAACAGTTGATTTCTTTTCTAATCCAGACCAGTATTTAGACGCTCAACTTAAAAAACGTTTAGGCCCACTTGTTCAAACTTTTGCAACCGCACAGCGAACATTAGGAAAGGATAGGATTAGACAACAGATTAAAGAAAAAGAGGGGACTGATGAATTATTCAAAAAATATGAACCAGAAATGGACCAATTTGTAAGTCAGCTTGCCCCTCAAGTGCAGGCTGACCCCCGTGCTTATGAAGTGGCCTTTAACTATGTACGGTCGCTTCATTTTGATGAGGAAGTAGAAAGTAAAGCTAAAAAACTTGCACAGGATGTATTAAAGGAAATGGGGGTTACTCCCCCAGCTCCAACACAAACTCCCCCAAAACCAACCAGTTATTTTGGTGCTCCTACTGTACCTGTTACTGAAATAGGTAATTCTCGGGTGGCAAGTCCTAAAAGTAAAGTAACACTCACTCCCGAACAGGCAAAAGTAGCAAAGGCTATGGGTATGAGTGAGGAGGAATATGCGGAATGGGGAAAGTTTAATACAGATATGATTTCACAGTTACAAAGGAGAGGACAATAATGGCAAGTGAGCCTTTGAAAAAAGACAAGAGTAAAGACTATATTGAAAGAATTAAGGAAACACTAAAAGAAAAAGAACAGAAAAGAGTTGAGAATTTAGCAAAAAAGGGAATAGGTGTATCCTCGCATACAATTTTAACTTATTCTCCACCTGACCCCTTTCAGGTACCTAACCCAGAAAAAGATAAAGCCTATCTTTTTGGAAATGCAAATGCAAACGCTCGTATGATGAGTAGCGCACAGGGTTGGAGACCTACAAAACGGGGGGGTAAAGAAGTACGAATAGGTGATACCATTCTACTTGAAATGCCAAAGAGACAGGAAAAGGAGACAATTTTGAAACCCCGAGAGGACAAGCGTGCTCGTAAGAAACGGGTAATTAAAAACACTTTTGAAAATGCGGTTTCAAAAATTAGAGGTGCCACTCCCGAAGGAAATATTGATTATGATTAAGGAGCGATAGATGAGTAATGCAAATAAAGCAGGAGCGTGGAATAAACGTTTTTCTGTTGCCTTTACTTTAACTGGTGCCCCTGAAATGGTACAGGAGTATGTACTTGCCTCTGGTCAAAGCGTAATAGTTGGAGACCCAGTAAAGTTTCATACTTCTGCCAGTACAATAGACAAAGCGGCCAAAACAGACGGAGCTCTGTTAGGTTTTGCTCTTGAGGCTGGCAGTGCAGGAGATAGTATTCTTGTAGCTGTAGCAGATAGGAACACGGTTTTTATGGCACAGGCAGACGCTAAAACATCGGATGTTGTGTTGCCGTTAGTATGCGATATTGTAGATAGTGGAGCAGAATGGAAAGTCGATATTGGCGCAACAGCACAGCAAGTAATTAGGGTTATTGGTCTCGTACCCGGCGACGATACCAGTGATACCACGGACCCCGGACGAGTACTATTTGTGGTACAGCGTTCAGAATGGGACGGCTTGGTAGCCCCATTAACATAGGAGATTAAATTATGGCTTCAACAACAGGTGCTTTCAGTCATTTACTTGCTCCGGGACTACGTAAAGTATTCTTTGAGTATCTTAAAGATTACCCAGAGGAATACCCCGGGTTAGCAAATGTAGAAACTTCTTCTCGTGCATACGAGGAAGAAATGATAATGGCGGGTCTTGGGCCTATGCAGAGAAAGTTAGAACATCAGCCTACCATTTATGATGACCCAATACAGGGTAACGTTAAACGTTATACCCATGTATCTTTTGGGTTAGGTGTACGTGTATCTCGTGAACTTTACGACGATGACCTTTATGGTCCTATGAAAAAGATGACAAAGGAGTTAGCAAGAGCCGCACGGTTGACTTCAGAGATTGAATTTGCAGAGCTTCTTAATGACGCTTTTTCAGGCAGTGTGTACACAGGAGCAGATGGGTTAGCCCTCTGCTATAACAATTCAGGAACCGGACACACTCTTTTAAGTGGTGGTACTTATGTAAATAAACCCGCAACAGATGTTGAGTTGAGTATTACAGCTTTAAGAGCGGCAATCGAAAATATTGAACAGACTGTAGACGAAAGAGGATTACTTGTAATGAAACGTCCAGTCTTGCTGGTAGTTAGTCCAAGTTATCAGTGGGAAGCAAAGGAAATTCTTAAGTCTGCACAGGCCCCGTATACGGCTGACAATCAGATTAATGCCTTTTCGGACCTTGACCTCAAATACTCTGTTTATCATTATTTTGATAATCCCAAAGCGTGGTTTGTTCTTGCCCCTAAAGGTGAACATGACCTTAAGTTCTTTTGGAGAACGAAACCGGAGTTTCAGAATTCTGATGACTTTGATACAGGGGACGCTAAATTTAAGGGGTTTGAGCGTTTTTCGGTTGGCTTTACAGATTGGCGTGGTGTTTATGGTTCTAATCCAAGTTAAGGGGGTAAATTATGGGAGCAACGCATTTTAACAATCTCCCCCTAAGATTAACTATTATTGCAGGTGGAGCGGCAGGAGACCATACAGTTACAGGAATTACCACTAAAGATTCACTTCTTTATGTGGGACATTTAACAACTTCTGCGGAAGGGACTTACGGCTTTGCTGTAGATGGCTTTGCAGACTTAACAAGTGAGTTCTCAATCAGTGCCGCTAATACCATTAACAACACTGGAGGAACGGCGACTGCCAATGACCATCTTTTTGTGATTTGGTTGGAAGCCAGTGATTATGCATGATGGATGGGCAGAGTAAAACTCTGCCTATCTTATTAGAGGAGAAATATTTATGGCAATTACGTGGACAGGGGATAGAGTAATTAAAATGACAGCGGTGTCCGACGCTATTACAATCCGTCTTGCTGTTAGAAAAATTGTTTGGACTGGTTTTACAGCAACAAGTGATAGTCTTATCTTATATAATAATGATGGAGACACAATTTATGATATAACCGCAGGTAAAACTTCTGGGTTTATTTCGGATAATTTCTTTGATGGCTTTTGGGTTAATGGTATAACCGTACATGCTTTAACGGCAGGTCGTATTTACATTTATTTAAAGTGAGTTTACCCATGACACAGCAACATAAGGATACCGCCCGATGGATTGGGATAATTCTTGCTATGCTTGTTAGTGTTAGTGGGTGGCTTTATGCGTCCGTAATTCATATAAAAGTAAGTAGAGCAGAGGAAATAGTTTCTACTGTCAATAGTCATACTAAAGAATTAGGACAATTAGAAACTAAAATTGCTGTCTTGGATACTAACATTATTTATATAAAGCAGACACTAACAGAAATAAAACAATTAATAGAGAAAAACAATGCGACCAAAACTATTAGGTGAAAAATGGCATGAATGTGATAGGTGTGGGGAACCTTTTCCTGAATCTAAACTGATATATGTATCCTCTAAAGGTTTATGGCTTTGTATAAAATGCTATGATGATAATGAGGAGGAACAGGATTAATGCAATTATCAGATATTAGAGACGAAGTGAAACGTGCTTTAGGCAATCGTACAGATATTGCTGATAGTCGGTATGACCGCTGGATTAATTGGGCTTATTTAGATATTTGTGGATTTCATAAGAAAAGAATTTATAAACCTACACGTTTTCATGCTTTAGAAAAGGATATTATTTTTCAATCAGCTTATTATACTGATACATTACCGGGGGGTTCAGTGGGGGATAATTATGTTGATATTCCTGCAACCTTTAGTTCGGTTGATGATTATTATAATAAGGCAGTTATAGTTATTGGAACACAGCGTCGTATGGTTTATGATTACGATGGGGCATTGCATAGATGTTATGTTACCCCCGATTGGGATACTAACCCTGACGGAACAGAAACTTTTGAATTGTCTCTACGTTATTATAATATTACTACTCATTTAGGAATTGACGTTGATAATAATTTATTTGGAATACAGCAAATTGTTCTTTTAGAAACAGGAACTCCGTTAACCCCAAAATTGTGGAAAAAAGTTGCCTATATTGGATATTCAGACATTGGGACTCCGACAGTTTTCGCTCGACGTGGAAATGATATTATTTTTAATATGGCTTTTGATTCACAGCAGACTGTCCAAATTTTTTATTATAGTTTACCTTCATTGTTGGTGAACGACACAGACGAACCAATTATTCCTGAATATATGCATGAGGTTGTTGTTTTAGGGGGAATTGCACGTGGATTTGAGAGACTTATGGAAGCAGAACGTGCACAAAAGGCTAAAGAGGACTATTTGGCTGGTATGATTGACAAGTATAATAGTTTTGAGATTGAAGATACTAATATTTCTGATGGAGTAAAGGTAAAATTAGCATGACTTTTAATTGGGATTCATCGTATGAAAGTTTACCAACTGACCAACTTAATAGAGCTTTAATCGATAATGCAATTAGAGGGATTAAAGTAGGCACTCGCGAACGCATGGAAGTAGAACATGAGTGGGGACCTTATACGGATGAAGATACAGGTCGGCATAGAAAAGGGCATGTCTCTGTTATTATGCGTGGAGACGCTACTACAAGAGACGCTTTAGTCAATCCACAACCCGGAAGTTTATATCTATTAGAAGATGGAAGCGATTTACAGTTATTTTTATATTTTGACCCTGCTGGCGGAACAAATTATTCATGGGAAAAAATTTCAACATTAGACCATTCAAGTTTTGCTGATAAGAATGGTGGAGACCCTCATCCACAATATACTTTAAAGAATGGTGGAGTAATGTCTGGTCAACTTGATATGAATGGTAACTTGATAAAAGCTCCCCTCAGTTATTCTACATATTGGGGAAATACGTCATTATATGGTCATAGAGCAAATTATCATCCTAAAGTGGGAAATGTAAATGCTATTGCTTCTGGGGGAATTATAACACAAGCAAAATGGTCTTCTAATACTACTGAAACATCTGCCTCTTTAGGGGGTAACGCTCGATATAGTTTTCCCCCTTATGGGACGTTACGTTTTTTCCCACAGATATATGTAGAAGGGGCTACTCCTACTAATGATAACATTCGTTTAATGGGGGCCCAAACTAACTACTATATTGCTATTCTTAATGCGACTACTGACACAATAAATTTTAGATATAGGTTGAGGTTTATGTAAATATGGTATGGGATGATACCTACCCAGACGGGTCAATAATTGAGGCCAATACTCTACATACAGTTTTACAGAATGTTAAAATATTACTTCGGGAGAGAGCACAAGCTAATAATGGTAACTTTGATGAACACTCATTCTTTGGGGAAAGTGCAGATGGAACACATGATTTATCTCGTGTTGGATTTGTAAAAGTATGGACAGTATTGGAAGATATTATAGGGGAAATTGGTACAATTCATTATTTAAACAGTAACGATACAGATGAAGGTTTTTATGTTATTACAAATAATGGAGCTATAAAGATAACTACACCTTACCACGCTAATTTAGATGGTCTTGAAGATGATGACCATACTCAAATATTATTAGAAGATGGTAGTCGTAGTATGCAAACTACTCTTTATTGTTCGAGTGGAAATCTAACTATAAACGATTATATTACTGGAGATTCATCCCCCCTTTCAAAATCCGGGCATAATGATTTGTCTTGGTATGACGCTCATGGAGCTGGTTGTATCGTGGGACGTCATATTAGAGATAGTAGTATTTCCCTTACTTACTTAAATGATAATTCCCCTCTTACTGGTCCCTTTATGAAGTTCTTTAGTTGTAGAGATTCGGGGAGTGATTATGTTATCTCCTTTGATGTTAGTGAAAATTCTTTAAGTTTGGACGATGATTATAGATGTATTGGATTTCCAGAAATGGCAATTTCAGTTGACCCAAATAATGGGGGGGCATTTTCACTTGTGTATGCTGGCAGTGGTGCCCCAATTACCGAGTATATTGTTTTAGGAATGACTTTTACTTCAAAAGCAGGAAGTTCCTGTTCTACATCTGGTTGCCTTATTAGAAATGTATCGGAGTTAAACGAATGAGTAACTGGAGTTCACAATTTGAAAAATATCCCGCAGGTTCAGATTTTGGTTCTGTTTCCTGTTATGCTCTTAAAGATTTAAAAGACGAATTTTATTCCCGACTTACTGTAGAACATGAAATTACCGAAGGAGCAACCCCCATTGTAACACATAAAGCGGGTGAATGTACTGTCTGTTTAGTAACCAATGAGACCCCTGTTACTACATTTACCGTTGGAGGAATCCAATATAATACAGATAATAATGCTCTTTATAGGGATACTGGTTCTATAATGAACGCTGTTGCTGGAAAAGACCACGGAGCTTTAATTAATCTGTTGGCTGAAGACGCTCATACACAATATATTGTTATCAATAAAAGTGGTGGTGTAGAAACATTTACAACCTTAACAGTTCCATCTATTATTGGATTAGATACGTCGGAAGCCGATTATACAGCGGACAATTTTGTTATGCCCCAAGTCTTACATCTTGGAACAGACCCTTCTGGAGGTGCTAAACATGATGATGGTACTTTTGTTACCTCATTTCATTTTGGGACTGACCATATTAATTTAATAGAGGATACAATTTTCGATGGTGCATTAACAGCTAATACACCGACAGGTAATATTGTTATGGCTGATTACTCGTTTTTGCCCTATGGCAGTGGTGCTGATTATTTTAGTGCAAAGATTCTACCTGCTTTTTTAGAAGATTTGGAAACAGCCCCTGATGATTATGGGGGAGCTTTCTCTCTTTATCCTAATGCTGATGTAGCAGAGGCTATTTTAAAAGCCTCACATATAGGAGCGTGAAATGTTATTGGCATGTAAATATAATCCTAAAAACGGTGCACTTTTAAGTGTTTTTAAAACAACTGATAGTTCTAATTCAATTTTCAAAGAAAATGTTCCACATATACAGGACTCAAAAGGTAATTTTATTAAACATACTTTTGGGATAATAAAAAAATCCCCCAAAGAAATTGCAGATAAAAATGCTGTATGGATTCATAGAAATTGCAGAATAAAAGATATATTTTCAGATGGAACAGTGGAGATAGAAATAATTGGCAAAAAGAAAGTATACTAAAGAAGACATACAACTCGGCGGTGAAAAGGAACTTGAAGAAGTATTACAACCTAAAACAACTGCAACATCAACTTCCCCCGTTCTTACTGTACCTAAAGAAACAGAAGATAAAACTACTGTCAAAGATGTTTCAAATAGTTTAGAAGACCATAGAGGTAGTTCAATTCTTGACCATCTCCCCGGGTCAGTACAGCTTAAACATTTAGAAAAACGTATTAGAGCTGTTTTAGAAAATTTATTACAGGTAGAAAATCAAAATGTAAGTGAGTTTAAACAAAATGTTCACATGCAAGGGAATTTAGGTATAGATGGACTATGTAGTATTGGAGTAGATACTTTTAGTGAACGTTTGCATGTAGAGTTAAAAGATGATTCCGATAAAGGGTTAAGAGTAACTGATGGAACACTTAATTCTAATATTGTTTTACAGCCTTTAACAGGTGATAACAGTGGATTTCAACCTATTAATTTTAATGGTTATTATGATAGTGGAGGACAGCGGTTTAATCCATCTAAAAACCGATGGAGGTTACTTGTAGACCAACGGGGAACAAATGATTATTTAGCAATTGATAGATATGACGGAGATATTCATTCACTTTTTAAGATAAATGAAAATGACAAATTTATGGTTGGAGACTTTACCCCTATTACATGGACTGTAGCTAATGAGACTTTACACGTTGTGGGAGCTACAGACAATATTCATTCGTCAACTGGCCATTATGGTTTTGTTGCTTTTAGACGTTCCGATGGTATTAGAGGGGCGTATGTAGGTTACGGAAATGGAGGAAGCTATGTACATTTTCATTTAGAGAACGCCAGTTATCTTTTGGTGGATGGGGGAAGTCTCGCAATTGGTAGTCTCTCTCGTCGATTAGAGGAAGGTCTTAGTTATAGTATTAGAAATCGAACCGCTTATGGTTATGTAGATATTGGACCAAAGAATTCCAGTTGGTGTCATTTTGAAACAGATAGAGCAAATTTCTGGTTTAATAAATCCATTCATCCCAATGGTCATGTTCAATGTTATTCAGCTAATACTTACGATGTTCAAAAGTTTAGACATATTTATGCAGGCAATAATAGTTATTATCTTTCAAGTGATGGAAGAGTTAAACACTACTATGGAACCAGTAGTGGAGGAGGGGCCAATGGAATTACTAAATTTAACAGTAATAAACGCTTCGAAGTTTATATGGCAGGTTGGTGGCATGCTGTATTATATAGTGGATGGTAGGAGATAGAAATGTACTTTTTATTTAAAACAGTTATACGTGATGGAATAGAGTTTGTCTCTCCTAAAAACGTAGAATTTTCAGAAAATATAATAGATGGGTATTATTTACTAAAATGTGAAGATTATCCTCAATACTTCTTTCAGGAAAAAACCAAAGATATATATGGTACTAAAATGGACACCCCATTAGAATGGGGGCATAATTTATACGAGGGTTGGGAAAATTATCCACTTGTAATCTTTAATAAAGAAAAATATCTAGCTGGAAAAGACCCTTTTGAACCATTTAACCCCTATAACCATGAATATTTTAAAAAAGCAGTAAGACGGCACAAAATTGAGGAAGAAATTGCAGAAGAATATGTTCCTTCATTTGAGCTCAAACGTTTACGTAAAGTTGTTAGATATTTATTACAAGGGGAAAAACCCCCCAAAGAAGTAGTCAATGATTTTATGAAATATAATAATAAAGTTGAGTCTATTATCGCTAAACATCCAAAAACAAAAGAATACTTTGATAAAATAGACTTAATAGAGTATAATGGGGTAAAGGAGAAATACGATGAGAAATACCAAAAGAAGGAATGGAAAACCAAAAACGAACATTCAGAGACTTAAAACACATTTTGGTAAAAACTGGAAAAAGCATAAAGTTTCTGAATTACCCAAAAGAGGAACGGGAAGAAGAAAATGAATGAGACTAAAATATTAGAAACCCTAAAGCAAAGACAAAAAGAGCTTCAACAGGGTCAAGAAGTGTATAGAAAACAAATAGAAAGTATCCAAAATAATCTTCGGCAGACCCAACAGGCGTTACAGGAAGTTGTTAATAAATACAATGTTACAGTTGCTCGATTAACTCTAATTAATGAATTATTAGATGGTAAAAATGGCAAAAATTCAAATACCTAAAAATGTATTCTTTCGCATACGTCCTGCAAATGGGGGGTTAAATTATTCACTTCCACCTCAATCAATAGATATGAAACAATCCCCCGATTTAATGAATGTACGGTTTAGTCGGAATCAGATAACTAAACGTTCGGGATTTAAAGGAAAATATTTTGGAGCTACAGAGCCTGTTCTCTGGATTGATGTTGTTTATTCCTCTGGGGGCACTACATTAGTTGCTTTTACTAATCGGACATTTTATAAGGAATCGAATAATATTTTAATAGATATGGATGTTTGGGACGGAAATGGTGGAGGAGTACAATTTGGGGATTTTTCTATGGACCCAACCAGTGATTTATGGCAAGTAGATGTTGGGGAAGGTAAGTTTGACTTCTCTGGTAGAGACGCTAACGGTGGAGCCGCTTATCCTACAGGAGGAGCTAACTATGCTGACTTAATGTTTGTAGTTAATTCTGTTGATGGTATCTTTGTAATTTTAGATGGAAGTGCGGGTGTAGAAGCTGAATATATTGGTAATTTACCCGACGCCCCCTCCGTTGGAATTGCTTGTGCAGTTTACGATAATAGATTAGTAATAGGTGGTCCTGATGATGACCCAAGTATGTTATGGTGGTCTGCACAAGGAACTTTAAGTGATTGGTCATCGGCTGGAAGTGGATATACTGTTGTCGGAGATGGCCCAGACTGGATACAAACACTTAAGAAAATGGGTGAGTATTTAATAGTCTATAAAGAAAGGTCTATTTATATTGGTCGTAAATCTATGGTTACAGACCCAGCGATTCTTTTTGACCCAGCCCCCGGTCAAGGTATTGGGCTTGCGGCCCCAAACTCAGTTGGTGATTTGGGTGAGGAACATATCTTTTTAGGATGGGATGATGTTTATATCTTTTCCTTAAAAGGAATTGACGCTGTTGGGAGTAGGATAAAGGATGAGTTATTCTATGGAGATAATGGTATCTTACCTGAGTATATTCAACTTTGTACTGGAATAATTGCAGAAGAATTTGATGAATATTGGCTTTTTGTCCCAAGCGGTAAAATACCCGAAGCAACAAATGTTTTACTTAATGGAACTCTATTAGATTTAGATTCCAATAATGTACCTGATAATTGGACAGTAAATGCTGATGGGAATGGTACAGCTACAAAACAATCCGGGGGACATTTTGGGGGAACATATTGGGATTTAAGTTTTTCAACGGGGACGTACATTCAAATAGAAAGTGCAAAATATGATTTTGTGAGTGTTATTACAGGAAACACTTTAAGTCTATTAGTTTGGTTAAAGACAGATATAGCTACAAATGTTAAGTTTATTATTCGGACGTGGAATAGCGGAGAAACTGCCTATGAGGATAAAACACTGTCCTTTTCTTTAGCCGCGAGTTCGACCTTTGCTCCATATATTTTTTCTTGCGTCATTGCAGATGTAGACGCACAAAAGGTTGAAGTATTTATTGAGAATGACACTGCTAACGCTGTTTTAAGTATAGACGCTGTTCAGTTAGTCGATATTACGAGTATAGACAGTGCATATATTTATGAAACCCCCACGACTCATTATCAGGCCCCCGGATATATTGGTCCTAATGGGACGGTTACCTTAATTCCCTATATTATCAAAAATATAGGTCCATGGGTTACAGATACAGTTTGGGTTTATAACTATGAAGATGACGCTTGGAGTGCATGGAGAATACCAATTACTGGATTTGGTTATGACTCTATGATTAATATAACCCGTATTGCAGATTTAACCGGTTATGTTAATGACCAGACTTGGAGATTTGATGAAAAATTACTCGAAGCTCTTGCTCCTACTAACTTAATAGCACAGCCAGATGGCCAGATTTATGAAGCCTCTAAACTTTATTCTAAAGACTGGGAGGGGCTTTTAGATATTCCAATTTTGTTTTATTGGGAATCAAAAGATTTTGATTTAGGCAATCCCTCAATAGATAAAACATTAAGTCGATTAACAATATTCCATGAAAGTTCTCATCCTCCTACAGTAATAACAGTTGGCGTAACTACTGACTCTGGAATGAATTGGACAGAACAAGACATTACAATCAGAACGGGAGACGTTCAAACCTTTGCAGACTTCTTTGTTACTGGTTCACAGGTTCGTTTTAGAGTAAAAGCAACTAATGGAGGAGTTAGTATTACAGGATTTGCGGTTAAAATTATCCCCCGGGGAGAATCAAATGCTTACTAATGCACCGGAAGGAACACAGGTTTTAGAATTAACTTTTCCTAAATTGCAAAAATTATGGGGTAAACTTTCCAAAATTAGTGGATTATTTGATGATTTTCATAGAAATAATCCTACACTGTTTTTACAGTTATTAACTTCTAAAGATACAGCTTGGTTTGAAAGAACAGATGGAAATGGTATTCTTTATTTGACTTCAATCATTCCCGGATTATCTGCTACTGCACATATAGTTTATTGGGATAAAAAATTACGAGGGAGAGAGGAGTTTACTTTAGAAGCTCTTAAGTGGGTATTTCAAAAATTTAATCTTAAAAAAATTAATCTTTACTTACCCGAATATGCGTCAATTGCACAACACTTTGCTAAAAAGTTAGGCTTTCAACGGGAAGGGCAGATACGACGTTGGTCGTTGAGTAAAGGTAAACTTTTTGATATAATTGTATATGGAATAATACCAGAGGAGGTATTCGATGGGGAATTTCATGGACCCGTCAATGACGGAAATAAATCGTAAAAAAGACCCTTTTGCGGCTAATTTATTTAATCAGATGACTGATTGGTTTAAAAATTATCAGGCTCCTCAAATGGATATAACCCCTATGGGGAGAAGCATGAAAAGTGCATTAGGCTCTATGTATGGAATGGCAAATCAGTATGGTAATAAAATAGGTAATTATTATGAAAATTTGTTGCAAAATGGTGGGATGGGCGATGTAAATCAACTTCTTGCACAGCAAGGAAAATTAGATAAACAAATGCGGGATAAATTAGCCGCAGATATTTCTGCAAGGACTGATTTACGAGGTAGTGCAGGAGCACGAGCTCTATCACAAGGACTTGGTAATTTAGGCTTGCAACAGTCTATAGGTGAATTAGGTACACGTTTAAATCAGCAAAATCTTGCAGAAAATCGAAGAATGGGGGCGGCCGCTGGACTTGCAGGACTTCCCGGAATATACGGTGTCCCTACAAGTCTTGAGATGGCATTTATGCAGGGAATACAGCAACCCGAAAGGATGGCTAACTTTCAATCAAGAGAGAATGCAGGTAATTTAATGGCGCAATACATGATGAATGCCCCCGGTATTTGGGGAAATAGTGTTATGTATAGTCCGGAAATGCTAATGGGACCGAGCGATTTTGATAAATATATTGCACCTTTTTTAAACCCATTATTACAAGGTGCAGGTGCGGCAATTCCGTTCCTATTTTAGGAGGATAATATGAGTATAACTTTTATGCCACAACAGTTTTGGGGTGGTTTTACTGGAATTGAACCGGGGCTAACAGGTCTTGCAGAAGGAGTGGGTAATTGGTTTAATCCCGGATATAAAGAATCTCGTGAAAGAGTTAGATGGATTAATACACCGATTTCTGAAGGTGGATTGGGTGGGTGGCAGAATGCTTTTAATAATGAACGTCAGAAAGAATGGATGAGTCAATTTGTTAGAGCATTTTTGAATAATAATTACATCCCAACTACTACACCGGGCAATCCATATATTCCCCCTTACCCCGAAAATAGCACAGATATAGGTCAATTATTTGGGGGAAATAATATCCCGGCACAACCTGTAATTCCTCTTTTACCAGATACATCATTTATTAATCAGTTTTTAAACCCAATGTATATGTTTCCTCCAATACCCCCCGCAATGCCACAAATACATCTTCCTAAATACAAAGAGGGAGGTGCAATTAAGGTAAATACTCCTATAAAGGTTTTACAGGATTTAATGGGGTTAGAGAAAAATGAAGTTCCTGTTGTCGCTCACAAAGGAGAAGCAATTCTCAATAAGGAGGCTACTAATATATTAGGGAATAAAAATATA